ACACCAATAACGCAAGGACCAGTTAGCGAAGTACCTGCAGGTGATTATGCAATTACAGCACCTTCAAATCTAGCTACATCACAGATACTTACGCTAGATGGCACTACCTCAAAAATAAATATTAAAGCTACATGGACGAATAACACAACACCTTATCTTTTTGCTACTGAGATAGCTTACAAACTTAATGGTGAAGCAGCAGCGTTGAACAGGTCTATCACAGTAGGAGCAGGAACAACTACAGCTTATCTACCTAATGTAACAGTAGGCGAAGTTTATAATGTTAAGGCTCGTCACGTTAGTTCACGTGGAGTTTATTCTGCCTATACAAGTGCAGTAAATATAACGATTGCAGCAGCAAGTGCAGCACCTAGCAATCCTAGTAGTGCATCTGTTAGCACTGGTAAACCTTTGAACATGATTATTACTTACACTAACCCTAATAATTCTGATTTGAAAGCAGTTAAAATATACAGAAAGACAGCAAACAGCACTCCTAGTAGTGATTCAGATGGCTTAGTTAATACGCAATATGGCTCTCCTAACTCTATTTCTACATGGATAGATGGTCAAGTAAATGGATTATCAGCAGGTACTACTTACTACTATTGGATTAGAGCAGTAAATCATAGTGATGTTCATTCTGCTTTTGTATCGGTAGGTTCAGGAAACTTCACTACTGTCGCAAGTGCGGAGAGTATTACTTCTAATATAGACAGACCTTCATTCTTTTATCAAAGCAAAACTGGTAATAACAATGCACCGAGCAACTCAGAGTTTAGTGCTATTGCAGGTAGAAATCCTATTGCCAATGACATGATAATAGTCACGAATACCACACCGAACCCTGATGAAAATAAATCATATAAATATGGCGGTAGTTCTTGGTCAGAAGTAACTAACCTCATAACAGGTGACATGGTGGTTGATGGCACTATAGGTGCAGACCAAATAGTAACAGCAGGTCTTAATGCAGATATTATAAAAGCAGGAACATTAGAAGTAGCGAGAATACCTAGTACAGTCGTTTTTACTAATGAAATAGATGGTACATCAGGTGTTACGCAGACAACAATATCAGGCGGTAACATTACTACAGGCACTATAAATGCTAATAATGTTTCAGTAACAAACATCACTGCATCTAATATAAATGCAGGAACACTTAACGCAAACAGATTAAATCTTAATGGAACTACTCTTACAGTTACTTCTAATGGGTTGCAGGTAGGTTCTTTTGATGCAGTAGGTCATGTAAACGCAGGAACATTAGGTGCTGTAATATCTGACCAAGGCACACACACTTTAACGAATCAAATAAGCATTAGTGTAGAGAGATTGACGACACCTCTCACCTTAACAATACCTGCAACAAAAACTGCTGTAGCGAAAGCATTTATTATAAGATTGATGGCAAATCCAGTTGGCACTGCTGTTACATCTAATGCAATCTTCGTGCAATGTGGGTATGCAACCGCTAGTAATATAACGACTCATAATGCTTCACCTTTTTTTAGCAGCGGTGTTACTGATCAAACTTTTGCCAATAACTACCTACAAGGTATATTTGCAGAATCGGTAGCGTTATCACATAAATTCACAGTCACTACTAGCACAAGTTCAGCTACCACAGTCTACATATATGGATTTGCAGGAATACAGGGTTTCAGTAATCCTAAGGTACAATATACCCTTACAGTAGAAGGCACATTTAGATAATGGATATAAGCATTTATATAAAATCTACAGGACAAATTATTTCTAATAGGAATTTATCATCAGCTGATGACATTTCACATTTAGATACTGATGAATATGGATATGTTGAAGGCACACATACAACTTTAGTAAAAAAATGGAATGGTAGCTCTGTAGTAGATTACACACAGCCATATGTGAACAATGAAAATGCAAATGCAGTAAGAGCAGAAAGAGATAGGTTGTTGTTGGTATCTGATTGGACACAAGGTACTGACAGTCCTTTAAGCGATTCAAAGAAAGCTGAATGGGTTACTTACCGCCAAGCCTTGAGAGATATGATGGCTTCTTATACAGATAATGCTAACAACACAGTGGCAGAAACAACTTTTCCTACAAAACCAAGCTAATGATAATGGAAGCAGAAGATTTATGTAGCTGCCTTGCAAACGAAGGGCATTTTGTGAACTTTTCGCTGCCAGAAAGCGGACATATCGTAGTGTTAGAATTACTGCAAGGTACACAAAACCAAGAGACTAGAAGCGAGAAAGTTTTGACTATCAAAGAAGCGAAAGAATACTATAATCAATTGATTCAATTCAATTATGTGGATGTAGGAGTAATGATATATGAATGAAGAAATTATAATAGAAGAGACAGTAGAAACTGCCAAAGAACCTATTAAGAAAAAATTAGAATTAGATATAGATGTAACACCTTACAATTTAGGAGACAATCCTTACAAGAAGTGGGTACATCTTGCTAAAACTATAGATGCATGGCGAATCTTTCCAAGGATATTTGTGAGCGTTTATATAGTACTGTTATATAAAGTAGTGATTTGGTTTATGGAACTGCCAGACCCAAACCTAGAGCAATCTGCTTTAGTTTCTATCGTTGTCGGTGCAATGGCTGCAGTATTCGGTATATATGCAGGAACTTCAGGACAAAGTAAGAAGTTTAAAGGCGAAGGATAGTGGAAATATTTGACCTTATAGAAAAGGTCGGATTACCAGTAGCAGGTGCATTGGTGATGGCTTACTTTATATTCCTAGTTATGAAACAGCTTATGGACGGATTGGTAGCTGAAATCAAAACGATTCAAGGGATAACTAAAATGTTAATAACAAGAGCATCAATTATGAATAACGACATAATAAGAATTGATGTTTCGGTTTCTAGTGCATTAGATTTGAGTCCTGACTTAGCAAGAATAGCAAGAGCAGAGAACTTCGTAGAAGATGGCAAAATAGATGCTAGAAGGGATTAATGGACGTTGTTCAATTAGTAGCTGATTTCGGTTTCCCTGTAGTTATGGTTGTGGGTTTAGGATATTTCGTTTATTTTGTATGGCAAACTATTACTAATATTATTGACCCTGCAATACAAGAAATGAAAGGCACTATTATTAGACTAACAGACCAATTACGTCTTTTAGACCAAGATATGATACGATTACAGCAGAAAGTAAATACTGTTCTTGAATTAAAAGAGGAGAATAAGTTGCAAAATGGCGGAAATAAAGAAAAAAAGAGGTCGTCCGAGCAAAGCGGAACTAAGGCTAAGAAAAGAAGAAGCAAGTAAACAGAAGATCATTTGGTTTGTTGCGGCTGTAGGTATTTTTTTGCTAGGTGGAATATTCGCTTCAAGTCTCAAAGCTGACGAAATGGTATTCAAATTCAAAAGTCCTAGTTTTTCAGGAGTAGGCACTTCTAGTCATTATCTCACAATTGAGAACCAACAATTCAATAGGAAAAAGGCTATAAAAGAAGAAATAGAAGCCTATAAAGAAGAATTAAAGAGAGAAGCAGAAAATACTACTTTAGCTAGATTTATTCGTAATCTTGAGAGTAGAATATATGCACAGCTATCTAGACAGTTAGTTGAAAACCTGTTTGGTGAAACCTCTAGTGAGAGCGGAACTATAACATTGGAAGGAAATACGATTGAATACTCAACTGACGGAGATTTCATTACGCTTACGATTACTGATGCCGAAGGTGGTACGACTGTTATCACTTTGCCTATCGGTAGTTTTACTTTCTAGTTGTGCAACAAGTGGTTACTTACAAGAAGTACCTACAATAAAAAAAGCAGAAGTAGGAGAGTTAGTAGTAAAAGAATTAGCGGATTTCTCATGTCCTACGTAAGCCAACAATAGCAGTTTATCCAACTGCATTCACAGACCAAACTGGACAAAGGCGAGGAAATAGCAATTTTGCTACCTTCAGTACTGCTGTAACACAAGCACCACACATTTACCTAATAAGAGCCTTACAACACGCATCACAGAACAAATGTAGTTTCTTTGATGTAGTAGAACGTACTGGATTAGACAATCTTAGCAAAGAAAGGCAGATTATTAGGTCAGCTAGAGAGAAATTTAAAGATGATGACAAATTGCCACCTTTGTTATTTGCAGGTTTACTCATGGAAGGAAGTGTTGTAGGATATGAGAGCAATGTAAAATCAGGCGGTTATGGTGCAAGGTACTTAGGCATAGGAGCCAGTAAAGAGTACCGAGAAGATACAGTAATAGTTTCTTTACGCACAGTATCAGTATCTACTGGTCGCATTTTAATAGAAGTCTTGGTCTCCAAAACTATTTTGAGTTATGGGATAAGCCAAGACATATTTAGATTTGTGACGAACGACACAGAGTTAGTAGAGATAGAGAATGGTATGACCGAGAATGAATCAGTTAATATTGCACTCCAAGCAGCTATAGAAACTGCAGTCCTGAGAACTCTAGAAAAAGGAGTCAAAGCAAATCATTGGAGTATAAAAAATGAATAAATTTTTATCAGTAATAGTTTTCTTATTTGGCACGTTAGTTTTTGCAGCCGATA